GACTAAACTAGGAACATCGACTTGCGAGATTTAGGTGGCTTCTTCTGTTTCCTTTCAATATGGTCAGCAATCGTTTGCCAAGGTCTCGCAAGTCAACGATGCAAATGCAGCGTGGGTTAATCAAGAACCACACTGGATACTCATTGAAGATTTGATGGGCGGAACCTATGAAATCCGTCGTCGTCATTGTCGATATTTGCCACGAGAACCACGAGAACGAGATGACTCCTATGATCGTCGCCTGAGCACTTCAATTTGTCCGCCGTATTATCAGCGCCTTGAACGGATGCTGGCTGGAATGCTGACACGCAAACCAGTGCGTCTGAACGATACATCCGATCAAATACGTGAGCAGCTTTTTAACGTTGACCTAGCTGGTGCAGATCTCAACGTTTGGACGTATGAAACAGCACGCAAAATGATTCGTTACGGTCATGTCGGTGTTCTTGTTGATGCACCGCGTGATGGTGGTAGACCTTACTGGAGTTCATACACTCCCCGCGATATTCTTGGCTATCGCACTGAGATCATTGAAGGCGAACAGCGCATCACTCAATTGCGCCTATGCGATAAAGTCACGGTCCCAGATGGTGACTACGGCGAAAAACAGGTTGAACAAGTGCGTGTGCTGACGCCTGGTGAATTCAAAATCTTCGAGAAAGACGAGGAGAGGGGTGAGTTTATTGTTGTCGATGAAGGCAAAACAGGGCTAAAGCGCATTCCGTTTAGTGTTGCCTACGCAAACAAGGTAAACACGCTTGAGTCGCGGCCACCGCTTGAAGACATCGCCAATCTAAACCTTAAGGCATATCAAGTTCAATCAGATTTAGACAACCAGCTGCACATCAGCGCAGTACCGATGTTGGCGTTTTTCGGCTTCCCTGCTGCTGCAGAGGAAGTTACCGCTGGTCCTGGTGAAGCGATCGCTTTCCCTGCTGATGGCCGTGCAGAATATATCGCCCCATCATCTGATGCTTTTGCATCATTGTTCCAACGATTGGATCAAATCGAAAAGCAGATCAATGAACTAGGACTGTCTGCTGTACTGGGTCAAAAGCTAAGTGCCGAAACGGCAGAAGCCAAGCGTCTTGATCGCAGCCAAGGAGACAGCACCATGATGGTGATTGCTCAAAACATGCAGGATATGATCGACAACTGCCTGCAGTATCACGCTGAATTCCTTGGTGATCGTCAACCCGGCAGCAGCTACGTCAATCGTGACTTCCTTGGCACCAGGCTGGAACCACAAGAAATCCAAGCATTGTTGCAGCTTTACACTGCAGGCACCATCACGCAGGAAACACTGCTGATGCAACTGTCGGAAGGTGAAGTGCTTGGTGATGACTTTGATGTAGACAATGAGCTTGAAGCAACGCAAGCCGGTGGTTTGATTGATGTTGCACCGGAATTTGCACCTGAAGAGTCAAGCGTGATCGAAGAAGATGCGGCATGATGAATGTGGCGGCGTGGGCTTGATGGAACCGGACACATCGGAGAAGCGCAGCGTTCATCATGTCCAGCAGGAATTGCCGCATAGGTTGTTTGCCGTTGTGCGCATTTCGTGGCGTTCAGAACATGGCATTGAAATTGTTGACGAAGTAAAACTGATTGACGAAGGGGCAGATACAATTGCAGTCTTTGCTAAATTGATGTGCGAAGCAATTGAACACGGTGCTGAGATTTCTATTATCTGTCCTTACGATTCAGAACATATTGGGTTGCATTAACGATGAGCGTACCGGAGTCGTTGTATCGTAATGCGATTGATTTGAATCGCTACAGCAACAGCGCTGCTCGTAGAATTATCAATGCTTACAACGATATTATTCTCGATAGTGTCGATCAACTTCGTGCTATTGATAATCTTGACGAATCATCCAAGGCCATACGATTGCGTTCAATTATTGCACAACTCAAGGAATCATTGGAGACCTGGGCAGGTGATAGCACTGAACTGACAGCACTTGATCTGCAAGGTCTAGCGGAATTACAGTCTGAATTTGTAGAAGAACAACTCAAAAAGGTATTACCACCCGGCAGTCGCAACATGGTGCGAAATGTTGAGATTAGTCCTCAGTTTGCACAATCCGTTGTGATGACAGATCCAACGCAGATCAATGTTATTACGTTGTCGGATGATCTATTTGCTGCTGTGCAAGGTGCTCCGCTGACCTATAGCCTGACTGCTGCGCAAGGTGCAACAATTACGCTGCCCAATGGTCAAGTTGTTCAAAAGGCATTTCGTGGTATTGCAGTAGAGCAGGCTGAACGCTTCGGTCAAGTTGTGCGCCAAGGCTTATTGACTGGTGAGACTACACAGGACATTGCGCGTAGATTAACTGGGCGACTTCAACGCCGTGGCGATATTCAACTAAAGTTCGGGCAACGTGCAAAATCTGTTAAGCAAATCGCTCTTGCAGGTGGTGAGCTAACTAAAGCCGCCAACCATCAAGTCATGACGCTTACTCGCACTAGCATCAATCAAGTCGCTAATGCAGCATCGCAGCAAGTCTATGAAGCCAATCAAGACATCACGAAAAAATATCGCTATGTCGCAACGCTTGACACTCGTACTTCTGCCATTTGTCGTGCATTGGATGGTCGAGAATTCCGATATGGTAAAGGCCCGAAACCGCCGCAGCACTTCAATTGTCGCAGCACGACGGTTGCTGTGATTGACTACAAGGGCCTAGGTTTTGATCCACCACCAAAAGGGGAACGTGCTGCAGCTGGTGGCATGGTTCCAGCAGACCAAAGTTATGGGCAATGGCTTGCTAAACAATCAAAAGCAAAAAAAGCAAAAGCACTGGGAAAATCCAAAGTTGCATATTTTGACAAGCTTTCTTCTAAGTATGGCCCAAGGGATGCAATCGCCAAGTTTGTGCGTGACGATGGCTCAGAACTTACCTTGAACGATCTGCGCCGACGTTATGGCAGGCTAGATTAAGGATGGTTGCAATCTTGCCATGCCTAGCCACTACAAAAGCACTAAAAAAAACAAGAAGAAAAAAGGCAGTAAAAAAAGCTGCTAATAAATGCAGTTGGTGATATTATTTAGGGGAAAACTTACCCCGTGGGTGTTTTATGTCTGACGAAAAAAGTCTCACTGCTGACGGCAACGACGATTCGTCCAAACTGCAAGCCGAGATCGAAGCAATGCGTCGCAAAAATGCGGAATTGCTAAGAGAATACAAGAATTACAAGGAATCAGCAAAAATCGTACCGGATGGCGTAGATGTTCAAGAACTTATCGAGTTCAAGCGACAATCAGAGCAATCAAAGCTCGAATCTGAAGGAAACTACACTGAAGCGCGACAGGCTTTGGAGCAGCAGTTCCGTGAGGCGTCGGCGCAAAAGGATGAGCGCATTCAAGCACTTGAGGCTCGAATTCGAGAGCTAGAACTGATCACTCCTGCAGTTTCTGCCCTGGCAGATATTGTGCATGATCCTGATTTGGTGCTTAAAACCAAGCTATCTGCAGACAAGATCGAACGCGAATCTGATGGCACTGTTGTTGTCGTTGACGGTTACGAACGCAAACCCGTTGCAGATTGGGCCAAAGCTTCATTGCCTGAATGGATGCAAAAATCACCTAAACCGCAAGGGTCTGGAGCACCTTCAAACCGTGGAATGGGTGACATCCCCGCTAACACTAAGAATCCATTCACCAAGGAAAATTTCAATTTGACCGAACAGTCGCGCTTATTCAGGACTGATATTGATTTATACAATCGTTTGAAAGCTCAGGCCGAGCGTTAATATAAACGTAAGGCAAAGCCGTGCTAAGCCGTTAGGGTCGTGCCCAAAACTGAAACCACTTTTAGGCTTTAACTATGCCAGTCACTCGTAATGATGTAATTATCCCTTCTATTTTTACGCCATACGTCATTGAGCAATCTACGCTCCGTGATGCTTTCCTGGCGTCTGGTGTGGTTCGTCCTATGGCCGAACTTAACGCTGAAGAAGGCGGTGATTTCGTAAACGTTCCGCATTGGGAAGCAAACCTCTCAGGAACTTTTGAGACCCTTACGGACAGCACTTCGCTGACTCCAAACAAGATCCAAGCTGAAGAACAACGCGCCGTCATTGTTCACCGTGGTAATGCATGGGAAGCAAGGGATCTTGCAAAGCTTGCAGCTGGCAGCGATCCAATGGCCGCTATCGGCATTAAGGTGGCTGATTACATCAACCACGAAAAGCAAAAGGATCTTTTCGCTTGCCTTGGCGGGATTTTTGGTCCCACTGGCAGTGATAATGCCGGGGCATCTTTTGCTGATTTGACTGTTGATGGTGGCGGTTCAGGTGAAACCATCCTGTCACCACGCCAAGTCATTCGCGCACGTGCACTGCTTGGCGATCAAGGTGACAAGCTGACTGCTGTCTCTATGCACAGTTCTGTGTATTACGACTTGATGGAACGCAAGGCCATTGATTTCGTCTACGACGGCACTGGTGCTGCTGACAGCGATGCGTCTCAAGGTTCAACCGCTAATGCCTTTGGCAACGTTGGTGTTCCTTATTACATGGATATGCGGGTCATTGTTTCCGATGACGTGCAAGCTAGCGGATCTCTTGGCAACAGGAAATTTGCGACGTACTTCTTCAAGGAAGGCGCTGTAGGCTCCGGCAATCAACTGGGACTGCAAACTGAGACTGATCGTGACATTCTCGCGAAGTCCAGCGCGATGTCCATTGACCTGCACTACTGCTATCACCCAATTGGTGCCAAGTGGGGGGCAAATGTTGTCAACCCTGATCCAACCCAACTAGCAAACATCAACAACTGGCTCAAAGTGTACGATACCAAGAACATTGGTATCGTTCGCGCCACTGTCACTTCTAACTTCGGCTGAAGAGGTTTTTAATCATGCCATCAATTTTTGAAGCAACTGCGGGTCATGGACTTGGCCCTACCAATGGTGTTGCTGTTGCACAGCAAACGAGCAAGTCAACTGCCGTAACTGCTAATGCAGAATGCGGTCGGATTGTCATGCATGACGAGTCTGTTAATGCTGGCTCTTCTGTTAATTTTGTCGTAAATAACGACAAGATTAGGCCAGCTGATGTGGTGATTGTTAATCTCGCCTCATCTGATGGAAGCTTTGGCAATTATTTGGTCAGTGTTGACCACGTTACGCTTGGTTCTTTTCAGATTCAAATTCGTAACATGTCAACCCAAGCCTTGTCTCATGGGCTGGTTTTGAACTTTGTCATGCTTAAGGGCAGTGATGGGATTGAAGACTGATGGGACTTTTCGCTTTTAGGCGATTGCGTCAACGTGAGGCTGCTGCTTTGGCAGCGGCCTCTTTTTCTGATGCTGAGCCTACAATTCAATCAGAGTCAAAGCCAAAAAGGCGACGGACTTCTAAAGCTAAAGTAAAACAAGCAAATGGCAGTAACACTTGACGCAACTGTTGGTGACGCAAATGCCAACACTTATTTGACGTTGATTGATGCTGATGCATTAGTTGATGCGATGATTTCAAGCTCTGATGTCAAAAAATGGCAAACAGGGAACGATGATTCACGCAATCGTGCGCTAGCAGCTGCAACACAAAGACTTGACCGTGAGCAATTTTTGGGCGCTCGATCTACAAATCAGCAAGCGTTGCAGTGGCCCCGTATTGGAGTGAAAAGGCCAGACACCTACCGTAAAACATACATAAGTGGATTCCCATATCGCATCGGTGAAGATTTCTTTCTTGAAACAGAAGTCCCAGAAGAAATCAAAAGAGCGCAAATTGAACTTGCTGTTTACCTCCACAACAATCCAGAAGGAATCAGTTTGAGTGGATTGGAGGATTACAAAGATGTGTCAATCGGAAGCATCAGTGTGACCCCTAATAATTATGGAGCGACGGGCGCTGATCGAATCCCACCAATGGTGCAGCTTTACTTGACTGGCCTTAGAATTAGCGGGCCGGGCAACATCTCAATTCGCCGGAGTTAATCATGAGCAGTAACTGCGATATTACGGCAATTCGGCGTCCTGGTGGCACTTACTCTAATTCTGTTGAGCCGCTTGGTTTGGCTGATGTAGCAAGACAGCTGACTGCAAGCGCTTCAAGTTCAAATACTCAATTAACTGCAACGTGCCGACGAATTAGCATGAGAGCTAATGGTGGCAGTATTCGATTTTCCATTGGCTCCACGGCACAAACTGCAAACGCTAACTCGCATTTTATTTCAAATGGCGAGCGGCTTGATTTTGCAGTGCCGAAAAATCCCAACATCGCTGTTGTACGTGACGGTGCAAGCGATGCAACATTGGAAATCACAGAGCTTGTTTGATGAGACTTCGTGCTACCAAGACAGCATCAGCTAGCCAACACGGCGGCTTTGGTGACGTGCTTTACGATGCTGCGGGTCAGCTGCCAGCGTTTGACTTTAACTTTGCAGAAAGCAAGGCACTAAAGGATCAAGCAAACGGTCAATCCTTGCTAACTCACACTCGCGCAAGTTCTGCCACTTATGTTGGCAGCAACAAGCTAATTCAAGACGCCACCACCAATGTTGCTCGTTTCGATCACGATCCTGTAACGGGTGAAAGCCTTGGATTGTTAGTAGAACAAACAAGAACAAATTTGATTGAGCATAGTGAGCATTTCACTGGTCGCTATTGGGCATCAAATGTCACTCTCACCGATAATGCCGGATCAAGCCCGGCTGGAACCCAGACAGCTTGCCAGCTGACAGAAAACGTAGTGCTCGGATATCATGACTTGCACTTTTCATACTCTGTTGCGCTA